CGAAGATGAGAAGTTCATACTTTTCATGCAGGCCTTAAAAGGAAAGACTAAACCGCCAAAGCATTGGGAACTAATCAAAAACTTTCTAAAGGAGAATTACTAACATGGAAAACAAAGTAAAAATCGGTGACATTTTCAAATGCAGCTGGGGTTATGACCAGACAAACGTAGACTTTTTCAAGTGTGTTGGTTTTACTCCCTGCTTCATGAAATATATCAAGGTTGACACAGTCATTGCTGATTTTGGAGATCATGGAGCTGACAAAGTTGTTCCAGGCAACAAGGAAGGCAATACAGTCTACAAAGCAAAGATCAAGAACAGCTATTGCGGTGATCCTGGCTTTGCTCCAAACACTTACAGCTGGGCAGGCAAATGGGATGGAGTTCCTACTTACCAAACAGCAGCTGGATGGGGTCATTAATGGCTGACAAAGAGCTTAAAACAACTTGGGTCGATAACAACATTGTTGTTACCGGCTCTGACGAAGCCACAAACAAGCTCATAGCTGAGCTGATCGCTAAGAAGCTTGCAGAAGGCAAAACTAAACCAGGCACAAAGGAGATACAATGAAAATAGGAACTAAAATTATTGGTGATTATGGAGCAATGGAAGCTCATAGATATGGTGTAATTACTCAAATCAATCCTGGCAAAGTGTTTATTGCCTGGGATGAATTTCCAGGATCAATTAGCTACGATATTTCTGAGATAAACAAAGGCCAAATGATGCTGTATGGCAAGCCGGTTGGCGTAGGTATTTACACAGAAGATCAATATTATGAAGGAGCTTAATAAATGAAAACACAATGGAAACCAAAAGGAGCTTGGCAAACCGCCAAGCTTTACAAAGTGCGATTATTTGAACCCAAGCTTCCCATATGTGGAAGCTTTTTAGTTTGGGCTAAGGTTGGATATAAATGGGTTAAAGTTATGAATCTAATCCACACAACTAAGTTCAAAATGACTAGAAAAGCCTGGGATGAATTAAAGGTCTGTAATCTATACCTAGATCCAGATTTTGCCCATTAATTAGGAGAAGTTATGAACTTATACAAAGCTATTGGAGAAAAGGCCAGCTACAAAGACCAACTGGCCAAAGTAATGAAAGCTGCAAAGGATAAGAACCTGGATGTTACAAAGAAGCAGCTCAAAGCCAGCTTAAAGAAAAACATAGAACATCTAAAAAAAGGTGAGCTGTGGTCTAATGAAAAATTTATGATCCAGGTTTACAAAGGATCTGATGCTGATGAAATGATACACATAGACCAGCTCAAAGGAAAATGCACCTGGCTATCAATTAGAACCCAGGACAGAAATACAAACATAAGCTGGGCAGAACTCCAGGATATCAAGAATACACTTTGCGGCAAAGAATGTGATGCGCTGCAAATGTACCCAAAAGAATCCAGGTTAGTTGATTCATCAAATCAATATCACCTCATAGTTTTACCGGAAGATATCCCGCTTCCCTTTGGCTGGATCACAGCTTAAAAACTTTAACATGATTTATTTCATCATTGCTATTGACTTTTAACGTCATGCGTATTATATTAATAATGTAAGGGAATTAATAACAAAAGGAGATAGAGAAAATGGCTTTCAACAAATGGTTCGACACTTTCATTGAGGAAAAAGGAATTGATACCGGTTTCACTTTTGAGTTTGATGAAGCTGGCATGTTTCACTTAGTAGAAACAGCGGTTGTTATAGATTGGGTCAAAAAGCTTGATCCAGAGACAAAAGCAAAGATCAAAAACAATTTTGTAAAAATAGATTTCGTGAATGGCAATGTCATGCACTTCATGGAGTTCATGGCCAAAGGAATGATAAAGGCAACTAACACAATGAAAGGAGCTGCTTAATGAATGTTAATCATATAAACGCTTATAATGGTGGGATCAAAATGTATGCTGGAGCAGGAAATGTAGTTGGGTTTGGTAAAACTCCAGAAATGATCGCCTACGTCTTAAAAACTAAAGGGATGGCAGATGTTGTCTATGGAGGAAGCAGCATGGACTTTGCTGATGAGAATGGCTTTGCCCATTATGGTGATGCTAACAAGCTTTGGGATGAAGCCTTGGGGATTTATAATTGGGAAGTTAATGGGGTCGCTGGTTAACATGAAGAAGCCTAATAAAAAAGAGATCTTAAAAAAGTTCTTAAAGTTCGTGAAGATGAATGAAGCCAAGCCCATTGAGGAGTGGACTTGGATTGAGTTGACAAAACATTGTCAATTAGAGCAAAGCATTAAACTACTAAAGGGAGAAATAGCATAATGAAAAAAAGACTTGTTCATGGAACTCCAATCACTCCAAAAAGATTGTTGACACAGCTCAAGGATAAAAGTTTCTGCGTAAGTTACATGAGGCCAGAGCAATTAAACGAAACTATTGAGCTGGTTGGTAAAGATGAGATCCTAATACTTGACAATGGAGCTTTTACAGCTTGGAAAAAGGGTTTCACTTTGGATGATGCCTGGTGGAATGGCTATTATGCCTGGGCTAATGATGCAATGGATAGATGCCCTAACGCAGTTTGTGTTATTCCAGACGTTATCAATGGCAATGAAGCTGAGAACTTACAGTTAGTGGCAGAAGCTATCAAGGGTAACAAAATCAAGTACCCAGAAAGAGCAATGGCCATTTGGCATATGAATGAAAGTTTTGAGCAGTTGGAAAAGTTGTTTAGAATCTTTAACTTTGTTGGCTTTGGAAGTTGTGCTGATGTTGACATTGCCAAGAACAAGCCTGGTAGCGCATACATTGAAAAGATAAAGGAAGCCTGGGCCTTCATGGGTTATTGGGAAATGAAGTATGGCATTGAGAAGCCTTGGATTCACATGATGAGAGGTTTGGGAGTGCTTCACAAGATTGGGTTTGATAGCGCTGATAGTTGTAACATTGCCATGAACCATTGGAGAAACAAAAACATTGTTGAAAATCATGTTGCTAAGTTTGCAGCTAGATTAGAAGCCAAGGTTTATAACTTGAATGATAACGAACCGGAAAGGAAAGCAGCTTAAAGCCTATAATAAAGATTAACTAAAGCATCTTTATATCTTCGCTTCACAATCCTAGGATCATGTAGACCTAGGATTTTTGCTAACTTAGACCACTTAGGTCCTCTCTCTCTAAATGCAGCACTATGACTAACAGCCCAGATAAGCCTTCTATCTTCTGTATCTAACTTATGCAATCCAATTTCAACAGCTAGATCCAACCTGGTAATTTGCTCTGGTGTAGCTTTAAGCCTGGTAACACCTTCTGAGCTGTAGCCATAACCACTCCACTCAGTAACGTAATCTGGCCAGGAAGCCATTTTTTGATGTCTCATACTAGCCGGTAACTTTCGCTCAGTCTCAGCAGCTTCTTTAAACAGCTCATCAATATCAGTAATGCTATGAATCTGATTTTGCATTGAAAGCATCCTCAGTTTCTCTAAGCCACATGATTTTATCAAGCAATGGCATCCTCAACAAAGCGTGTTGTATTTGCGTAAAATCTTCGTAGGAATAATTGGGTCTAAGCTTGTTTAAAATTTTTCTTTCAAGCTCATCAAATGGATTTTTTTGATTTCTGCGTATAGCAGATCTGTAGTTTGTGTTTGTAAGCTTAGCTAAGTTCTTAAAAATTGAAGTTGTATTAAAGCTACTCTTAGCGCTACTAGTAGCATAGCTAAGCTTTGCGCTACTCTTAGCGCATAACTCGTTACCTCGATTATATGAATCACTTTTCATCTGTCAATCCTCCAAATAGAAATAAATAATTTGCAGCATCCCAAATGTGATCGCTATCTGGCTTGCCGCAATCAATACGAGCCAGTTTCATCTCCACTAATATTTTTGTTATATCAGCAGCAGTTATTTTTTTACCAGGAGCAAGTTTATTGCCCAGGCTTAGATTCACCCTGGCGGCTATGTTGTTATAAAGTGGTTTATAATCACCTAGCTTCTCAGCTCTATCTTTTAATATGATCGCAGCTTGTTCAGCGTGTTGATGCGGTTTCATCTAATTATACCCCTATCTCATTAAAAAATGATTGGCTGCTAAAACAACATCTTTATAAGATGGGGATGAAGAATTTATAATTACCTTATCGTTATCATCTAATTTTAACTCTTGAGATTTCCAAGCGGATCTCCACATAGATTGTTCTTCTGGTGTTATTGGCTTTGCAGCCTTT